TGTTATATAAAGCTGCAGGAGCATTAACATCCATAGTACCTATATTACTTGCAATGCACTTAGGACGTGAGTATGCTGAAGGTGGGTTTGGTAATTTTGGTCTCCCAAGTATGGGTGGTATTGATCGTACACGAGGCACTGGGGCATTAGGAGGATTAGGCCAAGCCGCCGTTGACTATGGTATACCAAGTGCGGCCTTGGTTTATACACGAGGAGGACTTACAAAACTTGGTCGTCAACGTATAGGTGGTATGGCCAGAGCTGCAGGAGCAATACCAAGAATAGGCGCCGGTGCTTTCGGTCAAGTAGCGGGAAGTAGTGGATATTACCGGCGCGTAGCATCAGGTCAAGCTCATTTATATTCAAGATTAAAAGGATATACTGGACCTAAAAGAACTGCAGCTGGTGTCCTTCATTTTAAGGGCGGTAAAATTGTAGGTATTTCTGATATGGACACTGGTAAAGTAGTGAGGAGAGTCCCCGGAAAAGCCGGAAACAAAGCATTTAATAAAACTCTCGCAAAAAACGCGGGTAAATATGGCGGTAAACTAGGATTAAGAGGCGCGACAAAACCAATACCTATTATTGGATTACTTGTTGAATTAGGGTTCACAGTAACAGATGTACATGAGCTAATGACAGATCCAAGTGCATTCCAAGATTTTAAAGAGGAATGGGAGGAGGCGGGGATCGCGGGGAAAGCTGGTCTCGTGTTACTTAACCCAGCGGCCTCAATCGAGTTAGGTTCAGAAAAAATACTACAATCTGTCATGGCAGATCCTGTACTAGCTGGAAAGCACGAGGCTGCATTGATGGATCTACACGGAGGCTATAGGGGCACGGATAAATCAATTGCTGGATATACATATAAGAGTTACCATAAAGCCCGGATGACACAAATAAAAAATATACAAATAAATGATGATGGTCTTCAGTATCCATATGGTTTCCCCGGATTCGCACCGGTAGAAGCTGAAAGACCTGGTTTAAAGCGGTACATGCAAACAGACGAACTCTTAACACAAAACCTAACAATGTTAAGAGTAATCTCTACCTCTCTTAGAGAAGTTTCTACTCGTAAAGCATATAAGCTTACAAAGGATAGTAAAGAACGTGTAACATGGAAAGAACGTCAACAACATGAGAAATCAGAAAAGGATCGGGCCGCGAGATCACATACAAAAGCATCTTTTACTTATACTACGACTGGTAACATTGACAAAATAAAGGGAAAGAGATTAGCTGCGCTATGGGAGGCAGATATTATTAAACCGTCTGACTTACCCTATATGACAGACAAGAACGTAAAACTTTTAGCTGCACAATATGGCCTGAGTAAAAGTGAATTTCAATCTCAACATATAGGCCCGGAGGGCTGGAGAAGACACCACCAAGAACAAGCGACATATCTCTCGACCGACCATGGTAGAGCTCAAATGCAAAAGAGAACGCAAGATACTCAACGAATAATGCGAGAATCTTTAAATGCAAATAGCAAAACTCTTATGCAATGGTTAGATCGGCATGCCGAAATACAAGATAGAACAGCGGGTTCACCAATTACGGTTCTCCAGACGGTCGGCGAGGAGACCCATCTAGATCAACCTTATCAAAATTATTCACAAGGGGGCGTACCCATCCCGCGCGGGGCAAATTCAAATTAATATATCATGATACAAACACCGACAAAATTTTTTAGATTTGAATCAGTTGAACCAGAAACTACTCAAGCAGTAAAGGCATCCGGTAGTGCTTTTCTTAGAACAGTACAAACTACAGCTAAGAGTCAAAGATACTCTAAAAACATGGCTAAGATAGCAGTACCTACTAACGATGGTCTGTTTAATATTGTAAAGAAGTTTAGATGGACAAAATCATCATTAAATTCCGTTACTGTAAGTAATACACCAACTATTACTTTAAGGGAAATGGAAGTAATAAATCCAGCGTTTTTTAATAACCTAGCTCTTTTTATAGATCAATTAGTTTCACCAGAACAAACAGGATTACTCGACATAGGTAAAAAACTAACTGGCCCGACTGGTAATGATGTACAGAGAGCTATTCAGCGATCAGGAGTTAATCCTGACACACCCAGTGGTGGTGTTTGGAGCGATCTCGCAGGTACCATTAGTGATTGGGCTGGCAAGACCATTCACGAACTATTTAGTTCCGGTGTAGTCGGAGCAAATGCCGTAGCAGCTGACTTTGAAGCTCTACGGCAACATGTACTAGGAACTGATCCTATATCTGGCCCAGCATATTTAAGAAATTATGAAAAAATATATGGTATACATTATACTGGATTTAAATATAAAATACCTTACTTAGAAGATTCATATAAACAAATAAACAATTCATGGGGTAGTGAAGGCTCAAGTTTCCTATTAAAATCAGTCGGGGCATTATCAAACATTACAAAGCTACTTTCACCGTCCGTAGGAGTCGATTTTGCTAAAACTTTTGACTATCCTCAAGCTGGTCCGAGCTATGATATAAACTTTTTCTTAGATAATACAGTATACGATCAGAAATCAACTGCCCTTGATAATCTTACTTTTATATATTTGTTACTTTATCAAAATTTACCTAATAGGGTTAATAGAACATCATTAACACCACCAGTTATATATCAAGCTTTCTGTCCAGGTGTTTTTAGTTATCGATGGAGCTTTTTGAGTAAAATTAATGTAAATTTTGTCGGTGTAAGAAGACCCTTTCATGCAAACCTCGGCGGTGAACAGACTGAAGCTATTATCCCTGAAGGATACGAAGTACAATTAACACTAACCAGTCTTACACCAGAAACAAAGAACTTATTTTTTGATAGTCTTAATAACGCTGTAAATGCTACTGAAGTCGTTAGAGAACCAAATGATGACGACATGGAGAAAAGAAATAAAAAATACGACAGAAACGCAACGTTACGAGAAGGTGTCCCTGAAAGTCCGATGCCTTGGGCGCCCCAACAAGAAGATTCCGGAATATTTCCGGAAGACCCTAAAATATGATAATAAATGATAACTGACTTACAAAAAAAGAGAAATAATATTGATACTTTATTACCGCTAAGTGATACTAGATATGAAAATATATTTAGTATGAATTTATGTGATACTTATCTTTTTTATAACATTATTAAAAAAATTAACTTTCCAGATGACCTCGGGACAGAAATATATTATGAACAATATACTACCGCTAGTATTCCATGGACGACACTAGCACATGAAGTATATGGAGATCAAAACCTCTGGTGGCTTATATGCGGTGTAAATAACATACAAAACCCGACTGTTAATCCTGAAGTCGGGAAGGCTTATAAACTTATAAGACCATCATATGTAAATACTATACTCGCAGAAATAAAACAACAACTAATATAAAGTATAATGGCTAGCAATGACCCACTTAGAATTACTGCAAATAGTACAGAATATTTGGTTACTATTCAGTTCATAAATGATAAAGGTCAAACTAAAGTTATTCCTGGTCAAGATTTTAAAAAATTAACATTCGAATCGTCATACCTTACTCCGTTCATGCGAGGTCGGTTACAAGTAGATAATAAGTTTGAACGTAGTACATTTCAAACAGTAGCACCATTTAAATCATTTGATTACAATATGGTTACTAGTGGTGGGGAATTTATTTATATTGCTGTTGAACAAGTTTATAATCCTACTACTAACCAAAAGGTTACAATATTATCCGAAACATATATAGTACAAAACGTAGAGATCGGTCTTAACGACGGACAAAAAGTATTAAACTACTTTTTTGTAAACATAGACTATGGACCATTAATGTATACTAAATTACCATGGTCAACAAATAATTATATAAATGATGCTACTCATAAAAGTACAAACAACAAACAAATTTTAGTTAGTGACGCAATCAAGCATTTGTTAGTTTCATTATACAAAAGAGAATCCAAACCAGAATCAATCATTGATGTAAACAACTGGGAGGAGAGTTCCTCGAAAATAGAATACACATTAAAAAACCAACAACCTGCAATTGCAGGATTAAACTATTTAATGTCTAAATATAATTCTAAAGTAAACCATGACATGGGGATATTAACAAAAAATAAAGGAGTATACCAACTTAACTCTTTAGGTAAACTTATAAAACAGGCATCCCTAAGAAACTACGCTGGTTTAATACGAATAGAAACAGAAGATAATAGACAATCATATAGTAATACAAAACAAACAAATAAACCAGGCATGCCTGCTCATATATCTAAAATAAATATTGTACCACAAAAAACGACAGCCGAGGTTGATACAGTAATAGATCATTCCGTATCATCATACAATTTCTCTAATAAAGAATTTAACTTATTCAATGAAGAAGGTACTGTAAATAAATTAAAACAAGATATCCTTAATTATGCTAATTTTAATTTATCCCGGCTCGGTGCAACGATCAAAGAAGCAGCCGTTAACCAGGAGCCATCTAGTTTAAGTAAATCTAACAGAATAATATTAACTGATTTTGAAAATGAACAAAGCCAAAACAATTATACAGGTCGATTAGTCTTACAACAAAAATTTATAAACTGTTCCAAAAAAATAACAATACCACTACTTGGAAATTTATATTTAAAGGGCAGTAATTTTGTAAATCTTGAATTAACCGGTATCCCACTTAACAGAGAAATGAGAGATATTTCAGGATTATGGTTTGTATTACAAAATACAACTGTATTACGACCAGGAGTATTTACATCAAAAGTTATTTGTGGTAAATTAGATAGAGAAAAAGAATGAGCACAGTACCATTAAAAACAGGTATACCAGATATAGTGGATAGTGATGCTTTAAATCCAGATACACTAGACCCTCAATATATAGATTTTCATAATCTAGCAAAACAATACCGTAGTATAAAATATAAAAATGATCCAATAACAGCTGAAGTCGACTTCTGGGAAAATTTAGCAAACACCCAACCAGTTGATATAGCAGGTATAGATAGTAGCGGAGAATTTGTTGCTTGGTGGTTAGATAAATATCGTAAAGCTCATCCTAAAGTAAAAGAATTATTAGAAGAAAGATTACCCAATATAGAAGATACTATACTTCAAACTTGGTCAGAAAGTGTTGGATTATTATTTTCTCAATACCTTACCCCGCAACGTAGAAGCATGCACTATGCAGATGAATTTGAGCAACCGTCAACGCTTGAACAATGGGGAGGTTTCAGAGCTGAACCTACTATCACTCCATTTCCTTATAATAATATAATAGTCGACAAATTAGATTTTGATACCCATAAAAATATTTTAGGATTAAGCAAACGAGCTGAAGCTATTTTTGGACGTAACATGCAACAGGTTATTTATGGTGATGACGGCGCGCCGGATAAAGCGCATGGAACTAACCTTGTTACTGATTATGTTCATTTACATCGTTTAGGAGAAATACATAGTGACATTATGATAGAAATAGGAAGAATATTAGGCGGAGCATATAAAGTATTATTTTGGCTAACGTGTAATAAAATAGCTAATAAACAAGAAGCTATTCCTGTTGTACATACTCTTGCAGTAGAAAATACCGAACAAGAAGTAGATGATCTAATGAACGCAATTCAAGACTCATGGCGGACATTTACTATGGATGACATTAGGTCTTAGTTTCTACTTTATCAACCTCAATGACATTTGCCTTTTTTAATAAACGATCAAGAACTTCTTCTCTGCTTAACATCAATGCATGCTGTTGGTCTGCAGCTAGAAGTTGTTTTTTAGAATCAATATCTAATTGCTTTGCTTTTATTGTAGTATTAGATTTCTTATCTTGAACAACTAATTTATTTAACGTTTCTATAGCTCCAGTAGATGCTTTAATAAGTTCAGCGAGAGAAGAAACATTTTCTGCTTCAGGCATATGATGAACTACTTCTTTCATATTATCTATTAACTCTAATGAATCTTGAATTAATTTTGAAGACTTTTCAATTATAAATTGCTCAACGTCTTCTTTAGATAACTCAGTACTGTTTTCAGCAACTTGAAGTATTTTTTTATTATCTTTCGGTAATGTTTTTAATTGTGATATTAAATCAGCCGGATTAATGTCATCCATAAAATTATTTACTTGAAAAATCAAATATATACACTATATTTATCGTATGAGTTTAAAAGGCAGCATTAACGAACAATTAAGAGCAACTGGTGGTCGCTTTCCAGATGATTTTAAAATGAGCTTTGTAAAGACACATCCAGATGCAAAGCTACCAGAACAAGCACATAACAGCGATACTGGGTATGATTTATATAGTGTTGAAGAAGTCACCGTCCCAGCGAGAGGTGCAGCCGTAATTCCCGTGGGATTAACTCTCGGATATTTAACACCGGGCTGCTGGTTTAGAATAGAGCCTAGAAGTGGCTTAGGATTTAAGCATAACCTCCAACCTCATTTAGGTATTATCGACAACGGTTATAGAGGTGATCTAGGAGTGAAATTATATAATTTTAGTGATGCTAGTGTAACACTACCTAAAGGTAGTAAAATTGCACAAATAGTATTATATCTTCATTTTACAGCAAAAGTAACAGAAACTAATAAAATTGATAATACCGAGCGCGGTAAAGATGGGTTTGGGTCTACCGGATGACAATTTCTGATATTTGGTGTGAAAAATACCGACCAAGTACTTTAGATGAAATAGTCTTAGATAAGAATACTAGGACTTATTTTAATAAAGTACAATCGGAAAAAAATATACCTAATGTATTATTCGTAGGTAAACCAGGTATTGGTAAAACTTCTTTAGCTAAAATTATCGTAAAAGACATTCTTAAATGTCAATATCTTTATATTAATGCATCTGATGAAAACGGAATAGATACTATACGTACAAAAGTTCTAAACTTCGCGCAGACCCAAAGTCTCTTTGGGAATATTAAGGTCATAGTACTCGACGAGTGTGATGGATTATCTATCGATGCGCAAAAAGCGCTACGCAACTCGATAGAAGAATATCACGACTTAACAAGATTCATTTTAACGGCAAATTATAAACATAAGATTATTCCTGCTCTTCAAAGTAGGTGTCAAATATTTGATATTAATTATGATAAAAATGACTATATAACTAAATTAATATCTATTGTTAAATCTGAAAAAGTAAAAATTAACAAACAACAATTTACTACTATCGTTAATAGCTGCTATCCAGATTTCCGGAAAGGTATTAATACTTTACAACAATATTTTCTATCAGATGGTAAAGATGATAATGTATTTAATGTAAAAGACTTCTTCGATGGATTACATGATCTTCTAACTCATAAAAAATATGTATTAATACGCAAACATATAATTCAAAATGAAGGATTATTTAATAATGATTATGATGAGCTATTTAAACGTTTATTTGATTATATGTATACAGTTGAAATGGATATAGAGAAAAAAAGAGACTGTCTAATTACAGTCTCTAAATACTTTTACCAGAATAGTCAGTGTATAGATCAAGAGATCAACTTCTATTCTTGTATACTCGATTTACGAGTTTAAGGGCTGACCTGACCTGGCAAATAATTCGCAGTACCTAAGTTATAGTTACCATCAGGTACTTTAGTTTGCTGACCTATATCAATTGCTTTATCTTCCGTGTCTTTAGGTTTCAACTCAACTTCACCTTGATCACCTTTAACTGGTCGCGTTGCTCGAGCTTCTTCCCATGACATATCAAACTCTAACAAATCCATTGGAACTGTTAAATTATGTGAGAAGAAACCTGGGTTAACTTCAACAACAATATCAGCAGTATCCCAGCCTTGTGAATCTGTAGCTTCAGACTTATTAGGGCTTCTCGTCTCATACATATTCTTTTTTATAGTAGAAAGCATAAGATATTTGCCCTGCTCAACTAACGTTAAAATTTCATTAACATAAGTTTGCCTAGCTTCGCCGAGGCCTTTATACCAATCAGATGACTTGCAAGTGCCTTTAATTTTAACATAATCTCCAGCAACCGGACCGGGTCTAGTAAACTGACCAATTTGTTCTTCAAATAATGTATCGAACTTACTCATTTCAATTATTTAATGTATTAAGCACTTATAAATTAAATAATTATACATGGCGATAAGACTTGATATACTTAAAGACAGAAAAAGTACGGATGCCTATCGTAAATTTTCGTACGCTGATTTAAAGTTAGATCTGGATCTTAATAGTCACATACCGTCTACTCCTGTAGGAGTCGGTAAAAACCCTATAGATTTTAGACTAAGTTACGACGAAAACGCTATTTTAAATTCTATCAAAAATATCTTTAATACTAAAAAAGGACAAAAAATTCTAAACCCTACATTCGGTTTAGATTTAGAAGTATTTTTATTTGATAATATTTCTAAAGACAATGCAGATATTATTGGTAAAACAATACTTGAAGAATTACCTATACATGAGCCACGTATAACAGTAGATTCAATTAATGTTATTGCAAGACCTGATGATAATGAATACGAGGTATCTATATCTATTATTATACCTTCATTAGATAACAGATCAGTAACATCAACTGCAATCTTAACAGAAGGAACCTTTAATTACATTTAATCATGAGTCAATATACAACTACAACACGATCCAATTTAACAGAGTTTAATTTACCAACAAATGCATACACTAGTTTTGACGCTCAAAGTATGCGTGATTTAATTGTCGATCGCCTTAACGCTGATACCACAATTAATTTTACAGATCAAAATTTTGAAGGTAGTAACATCTCCACTCTTATAGATATCCTGGCGTATACATATCATACATTATTATTTTATTTAAATCAGACAAGTGCTGAAAGTAATTTTGCTGACGCTGAATTATATGAAAACGTAAATCGAATTGTTAAATTAATAGGATACAAGCCGCTCGGTTCACAAACTTGTATATTACCGATTGATGTAACTGGAAAAGCTGCATTAAGCAGAGGATATTATACTATACCAAAATTCACTTTTACAGCAGGTAGTGGTCAAACATTTACTGTTATACAAGATATAACATTTGAAAAAACACTGACTACCGCTGAAACAGTAACACCTGTAGGTAATACACTATTGTATGAAGGTAGTATAGAAGAATATCCAATATTATTTCCTATAGGTGAAAAATACGAAACAATATTTCTAAACCCAGGTGGTGATATACTAATAGATCATTTTAATATTTTTGTTTTTGTTAAAGAAGTAAACGAACAAAATAAATGGTATGAATGGAGCCGGACGCCAAGTTTATTCTTATCAAAACCAAATGAAAGACACTTTGAAGTTACATATAATGAAAACAAAAAATATGAACTAAAATTCGGAAATAGTATTAATGGTAAGAAATTAAACTTAGGAGACTCAGTAGCAATATATTATTTAAAATCATCAGGTACGCAAGGCAAAGTAACAAAAAATACATTAAAAGATAGTACTATAAATATTTACAATACCTCACAATACGATGAAATATTTGCTGATATTAAAGACACTTCTCTTAATTATATGAGTATATCAGCGTCACCTAATATTACTATAATTAATACTCAAGACAGTACTGAATTCGGCGAACCAGAAACTGCATCAGAAATTAAGCAAAATGCTCCGAGATTTTTTAGTTCAGAATATAGATTAACTACGAAAGCTGACTATAAGAGCTTTATTCAGCGTAATTATAAAAACTTTGTATATGATTGTACTGTACTTAACAACAGTGATTACACAAATGATTATTTAAGATATATAAATGATGAATTAGGATTAACTGATTATACTAAAGACACAAATGCATTGCTTAATCAATATTATTATGCAGATAGCGCTGATTCAAATAATATATACTTAACTATTGTACCTAAATTACGAAAAGAAAAATCTGTGGTTATTCGATCTAATTATTTACCACCTTCACTAAAAGAAAAAATTCAATTAGAAATTGAAAACTATAAACTATTAAATAGTGAAATTTCTTTTTTAGATCCTGTTTATTTAAGCGTTGATTTATCACTTAAATCTGGTAGTGAACAGTCTAATATTGGGTATAAAAACACTACTGAACTACATCTACGTAGAGAGTCTCGATCATTAATTAATGAATCTAATTTAAAATCGAAAGTATTTAATATTATATCTTCGTATCTTAAAAAATTAAAATTAGGAGCAACAATAAATGTAAGAGATTTAAATAATGAAATTGAAAGTATCCCTGGATTAGTTGATTTTAAGACAAAAAGAACAGATACAGGTGTAGAAATACCGGGGTTATCATTATGCATTTTTAATCCTATATATAACGGAAAAGATCTAAAATATATTGATACGACATTGAAATTAAAACCATATCAAATACCATACATAGAAAATGAAGTAGCATTTAGAAATAAAATTAAAGTCGCTAGTGTTTTGGAAACTAAAGCTATAGTAGAATATTAATGAGTACATCAACAACCAGTCTCAATTGTCCTAAAAACTTACCAGTACCATTTACAGTAACTGTTAATACTTCCGGGACTACTCCAAATAGTGTCGATGGTCATCCTCAAGCTACTACTCATGCAGGGTTTACTCGTATATCAAAATTCACATTAACTCCTGTTATCTCTGCGACAGAGGGCACACCAGCTATTCAAGATCTGTTTCCACATAAAGTATCTAATAGTATAGCAAAATGGGACTTTGGGGATGGATATTCATTAAGCGGTACCGATGCGTTTACTGCTACACATATCTATAACGTACCGGGTATTTATACAGTTGCAGTATTTTTATATGATAAAGATAGTAATGCATACAAATCAACATTTACAGAAACAATATCAATATATAATTATGCAAATACAGGCATTGCCGTAGAAACACGAAACATAACACAAGGCGCTGGTGCAAATGCAAGAAATATAATTGCCGGTGAGCTCAAAACATTTAATATGGCAACGACTGCATCTTGGCAAGATATTCCAGATCCTAAAGAAGCTCAAACATTCTTTTTTACTTCTAGTGGTAGTATAGCAAAACCATATGATTTTAATAATAAATACGGGCATATAGTTCCATATAATGCCTTTTACGATGTATACAATACTCATATTAATAATGTTTATGGATTAAAAACATTATTATATCCGCATTATTTTTATATAGGTTCATCATCAATAATAAGAGAGTGTACAGAAAGACAAGCTCTATCTAGCTCAACCGCCGATGCTAAATTTTTATATTCAAGTTCAGACGAATATATTAGTACAGGAGCACCCTTAATCCGTCGACCTATAATATTTAAATATTATGATGATATACCAACCAGTCAAGTAAATTTATTAATACGATTAGATACCGGTAGACATAGAATAAAGAATTTCTATGTAGATGACATTGATACAGATATTAATAATAGTAATCGAAACTTTTTAGAAACAGATGTTGCTAGACCAACGGTTAAAGATACGTCTACTGTTAATCTAAATGTTGGAAGTAGTATTGGTGTACCAGTTAAAGTACTAACACCATTTACAAGTCGTTTGTCATTTACATCTACTGGGATGAAAGAAATGTCTAGCATAGAATACAAACGCCAAGGTGATAAATTTCAAGTATTTGTAGCACTAGCTGATAAAAAACTAAACATAGGAAAATATTATAATACATTTTACGTGCTTGCAGGAGCAACTAACCCAGCACAAGATAGACAATTTGCCTATGACTGGTCAGATGGTACGACTACTACAACTTCTAACATTAGCAGTCTATGTACAGAATATTTTCCTTATGATGGATCGGACACTGCTTTAAGTAGTTTTGCATATTTAAATATTGATCCAGTTAGTGCTGGTACATGGACATTAGGTATAACAGGAAGATTAGATTCATTTGCCTCCGAGACTGCTGGTCTCTCTGCATTGATGAAGACTACAGATTATGATCCATCTGGGCCGCTCGGACCAGTAACATTAGGAGTTCCTGAATCCACAGCAACGGGCGGGCAGGGGTTAATTATAGGTTCTTATACCTTCACTGTATTTCCTTCTACTAATGATGTAGAGGTTTATAAAGTTAATGAAGATGTAGATTATTCAAAAATACTAAAAAGTTATAGATTTCAATCTTTACAGCATGAATATGACAAACTGTTTGACGGTATATTTACATCATTCGTAGGTCAAGCAAGCTCAAGCCCAACAACATTTGGTAAAACAATTTTCGAGAAAATCGCAAACTTTACTATGAATAATAGTGATGTTGATTTTTGTAAAATTAAATCACTAGAATCCTTTTATGGTTTTTTCAATGAAGATATAGATATAGCACTCCCGGAAGCACCACCCGAATTAAAAAGATTATATGACTTGTTTAGTATAAAAATTTCTAAACTATTAGGCGACTATGAACGATATGATCAAAGTTTTGATACACAATTTTATACTTCATCAGCTGCAAGTAGAAATATAGATTTTGATAATCCAATTACTGCTTCTACTTATAAAGTAACTGCAGGAACACCTTTTGTTGTTAGACAAAAATTTAATAACAAGTATATTTTAATTAGGCCTCAACAGATTCCAAACTTGAGTGCAGATGGTGAAGTAGACGTTAATAACCCTATCCTATCTACCTATTATTTATCTACATATAATTCACCTGTTCTAAGTGGACATAGTACCTGGGGCTGGCCATTAGATACTACTGTTACCGGAGCTTCTGGGTTAGATTTATTTTATGAGTTTTATCCATATACAGCCTATAATATCGTTTCTCCAGAAAACGTACAAAATAATATTATAGACTATAATAATAATTACAATACCGTTACAAGATCGACATCCTCTCTTAGTGCATCCTGGGATCCTGCTGGCGGAATAGTATTCAAAAATTTAGACTATCAAATTAGAAAAGGACTACAATTATAATGGTATTACAACACACACATAATCCGTTATCATATAAAGAATGGAAAAGTCATTATGAAGATTCTTTTGATGCGTCAGAATTACCCATACTATATAATAATTATCTTACTGAATGGAAAACAGAAAAATTACAGAGACAATCAGATGATGACCTGTATGTTAAAAATACATATACACAATTTCTTAAAAATATAAATCTCAGCACAATAGATAATAATATAGTAAGATTTCTTGATCGAATTAAAACTAATAACATTTATGAATTAGAACTAGCAGTACACTATTATTCTGTAATAATAAAAGATCAATTAAAAAATGTTCGTAATTTAAGAGAAGAACTTAAATTCACTAAAATAAAAAACAAACTTAAATCTTCAAAAATAGGAATAACAAATTATCTTAAAAACTTTATTATACGATTACTTGATGATAATACGTTTGTTACTGAAGGGACTAAGACTCTTGCAAGTGATATTAACTTACCAAAAATAGCAAACAATTTTACTGTTAATTTAAATACATATGCATCAGATGAGTTTGTATATAATTTTCATAAAGTAGATAAAAATCTTATCTTAAATATCCCGCAAAGAGTTATAGATGAAGTACCTAATATTAGTCAAGTGCTAGCGGTTAATACAAATGGCCGCGTATTAAAAGTCACAATAAATAATATAGGTTCACTTAATAGCACACTCAGTATAAATCAACCATTTTCAAATTATGAGAGACTTCCAGTTAGATATTTTAAAGATGAAGAAAAAACCCTCAGCAATTTAAAATTTATTATTGAACGAGATTTAATTAGAAAATATGTCTCTAATGATCTTTACTACATAAACAGTGTAGCTAAAGAAGTAAATAAATTATTTGAGCATACCAACACGACAAATAACCTTTCTCAAAGATATAGTCCAAATTTATTCAAACAATTAATTAACATTAAACATAATGAAATATATCCTCAACAATTATCTTTTTTTAATACTGGAGTAACTGTATTTCATTCAAGCAATTTAACTTATTCAATAGAATTATCAAGTCTTCGTGGCCATGAATATATTTTACCTGACCCGTCTAAATTTGAATCAGGTGTTAAATGCGTCGGTGATATTAAAAACAGTACTACCGGTCAAATAATTAGAAACATATATAGAAAAAGAAAACCACCTTTTAAATATAAAGCTAAAAATGCTCAATTTAAAAACGACAACATTAATCCTGGAGTTAACATTTATAACAATAAATTATTGCGTAACTATGGTTATCAAAGCAAAGAAAATAGTTTAGATTATTCATTCACAGGTATTAATAAGAAAGAAGATGTAATAAGCTTTTGGAATGATGATCCAACTCATGTTATATGGTTAAATGATGACACATATCCAATACAGGATTTAAATGTATATCCTGAAACGGCCAGATTAGATGATTTATTAATTTATAATAAAACAGGAATAAAAATAAGAAGTGATATTTATGGTAATGAATTTTATTTTGTAAAATCTGTATATCCAAAACGGAAAGCCGATGCAGCACATATTGCAGCTCCCGCAGCCACTACTACTGTATGTATTACAGGCGCGGAATATTATGACGGTTTATTTTTTGACACACTACTAACTGCAATATCCTCTGCAGAATATAGAACTAGTGGTACTCTATATAGTAGCGTCACAGGTATGTATGATACATTTATACTAGCAAATGATGGTACTGATGAAATTTTAGGAAGAACTAGTTGTACTAACGGTGAAGCAGATGGATTTAATGCTCCATTAACTGAATTTTCATGTACTACAATTTTTACTAATGCTCTTTCTTGCGGTTCGGTTTCAGCTGTATCTGCTATAGACTGTGGTTCGTTTAAAAACCATCCCGGAACCGGAACAGACTTAATGTCAATGAATTTCCAAGAAACAACAGTACCATATTTTGTAATAGATACAACTGCTATTTATACAAATAATGCTACTAAATTTGAAAGTACATCTCTTAATAATTTTGCTACTACACCAATACCATTATTCCAACAACAATATGTAAACGCCGGTGAAATTTATGTAAGAAATGTAGCGACACAATTAGTTGAACCATTGTCAACGGTGTTTGTAAATGTGTTTAATAAACATACAAACGGTTGGACGGACGGCTCTGCCACGGGTAACACAAAATCTAATATATTGTCAACAAGTAATATTGTAGATTTTGATATTGTAGAGAGCACAATATATATACAAACATCTGCGGAAACAGTAACTGAAAAATATAAATTTGAAGATAAAGTATTTAAAGTAGATGCTAGCTCAAAAACACTAGTATTGAGCTCATAACATAGTAAATAATTTAATAAATGTTCACAACAAAACAATCAGACGTATTTTATAATGATCAAACAAAGGAAATGTTTGTTTGTAAGGTGAGCTCTATTTCTGGTAAAAGATGTGAAGGACCAGATACTGTTTTTGGTGCATTACCTATAGTATATAAAATAAACAAAAATACAAATTATCAATCAATAATATACCCTAAGAATTTTGACACGTTTGCAGCTGATAATAAAAGTGATATATTCGACTTACTTCCAAGTAATTATTATGGCGAAAACACAAATTTTTCTAGCATTACAAAACCGCTTATAAATTATAATAAAACCTCAGATAGATATTCAGTTACTTGTATAGGTAGATATGCTGCAAGGGGTGATGGTTTCGGAGTTTTAAGTTATATTTTTCAATATATAGATACCAATTTTTATTTATTAGATGCCCGGTCTTATATACCTAAAGCTAAAGCAGAAAATAATATATTTACATTTAAAAACGGTTATTTAAATTCTGATTTTCTTATAGGTGGTAACCCGCTTAGATGGAATCAAGAGGTTGATACATCTCATGCAGAAAGAGTAACAAACTATGTTATTCCTCCTACACATGTCGATTATAATGAGAGTTTAGGTTTTAATTTAATGGGCTATTGTCGTAAAGGCGTAGGTGGTGGTAGTAGTGAATCGACCTGTCTTACTGCAACTCGTCAACATACGTTTCAATGGTCAGGGGGCTATATTACATATAATCCTAAATATGCAGCATTCGACCCTAATTATGATATTCGTGTAGATTTCACAGCTAAGTCATTTCAGGTACCCTTAATGACCGCTTATAGATCAATCCAATCTGACGAAGACGATCCACAACCATCTAGATGGGTAGATACATCTACCGCATTGAATGGTCTATCTGGAGCTGGGGAAGGTTTTTGTGCATTTTTTTATAGGAACCCTTTAGCTGGTGTTGTTGAGCCTCAAGGAATAGGTAGTACATTAGGCTATGCAAAAGCAAGTAGTGTAGTAAGTGAGATTGAAGGAGAACTAAAAGCTGTTGATGGTCTAGTTATTAATAACGGGGGAGGGTATGGAGACCCCGCTAATAGTTTTTTAGGTGTAGGGTTTGATATTAAAGGTGATTTTTGCACCACTTTAGAAGGCAAAGAAGGTTGGTTATCTGCCGGTGGTGGTCCTGGAAGATGGAGCCATGGAAAACATTCGGGTGCGTTTACTAACACAACAGCACCATGTTCAGTAGGAATCCGAGGTAATAGAAATTCCTTTACAAGAGTATTAACATGCATATCAATATCAACAGTTGCAGCTAGCGCTGTCTCTATGCATCAACAATCAGCTAACAGTACTGGTTCCGATGTAGATTTTCAAGATTATAGAATTGATCTTACCCATAAAGGTACTCGTGTAACAGTATATAATAAACTTACAAGTACTACTGATTATAATACAATATTACAATTTGATTTAAATAGTGTAAAGGATGAAAAAGGAGTATTTTATAGACCATGGGGAGGGTTTTATAATCGACAATTTGATACCGTGGATCAAGGTAGCCAGTTCCCTGGTGTGCACGCAGGTCCACCACCGGTTCCGACTGCGGCCCTGTGGCCTGGTCAGTTCCCGGGTGTACACGCAGGCCCACCGGCGATCCCGACTGCGGCCCTGTGGAGTCCACAATCTACTGATGAGGGTATAATTATTGAGACGACTCCATCTATTGATATATCACCAACAGTAATACCAGCACCGTATGGTGCACCAACAACTATTAATATAGAACCAGAAACAATTATTATTGACAATCCCTCCGATATTGAACTTTACCCGGGCGGAAGAACTCCATCACAGGGATTAATTGCACCTATTAATGTAGGATTATCATTTACAACATCAGAATATACCAGTCATTTTGAATTACTCTCATTTAAAGTAACAGGTGTAAAAATGGGTGATCCAACTAAATCAATAGAAAAAATAGATAATATAACTACAGTAGAATACCTAGAAGAATCATCTGCTAATTTAAGAAAAGAATTAGTTACTATTCCTACTACAGATCCTGTCGATATTACAATGTTAATAAAACAACAATCTCTTATCGACAGAATTACTTTATGTGGTAAAATACCAGAATTTGTAGATAGTGAAGTTGAAGCAAAATGGACAGGCGTTACAAAAAGAAGAAGTGATATACCTGGTCCTCCTGGTGAAACTCCAACAATAGT